GTAGTTAAATCATTTGATGGGACATTTGATGTTATACCACCACCTACAAGATAACGTACTGTTATATTACTACTTGGAGCTAAACCATATTCTTGCGTAAAGAATACAGATGCTTTATTATAACCATTTGTTAAAGTAGATATACCAGGTACTAATCCTAAACCTATATTATCTGGGGATGGAAGAATTGTTGAATCAGATGCATTAGCTATTCCTGCTCCAAATTCTAATTGTAGTGTATTATCTGATAAAAATCTAGATACATAGCGGCGAGGTACTCTACTATAATTGACTAAGTATGGTACACCGTCACTTCCAGATGTTGGATTTGTTGTTGTACTTAATATTGTTGATTGGGCTAAATACGGTACTTCATACCATTTATTACTACTAGCATCCGTTGCATCTAATATTTGTAATATATTATTATCACTAATATTAGCTACTTGGAATTTTTGTGGTGTAGAAAAAGGTAATGTTGTTGATTTAATTTCAGCAGATATAGCTTTAACTGATTTTTTAAGTAGAAAAAAACTTGCATCTACATATGTTATTTCAGTATTTGTAGTATCAGTAAAATCTACTTTATCAGTAGTTAAAAATTTAGTACCAGTACTAGCGGATGTTAAAACGGTATTTTCAGGTATACTTAAAGCATATTGAGGATTAGGTATACTTATACTACCAGATGATGGAATTAATTGGTATACGTCTATTACAACGTTAGCTGCATATGATACTTTTGGGCGGTAACCTAAAGCATAAGATAAAGCTAATAAGTTTTCTTTTTCCTTAGCATATAATAAAAATGTTTCTTGAATTTGAGTATCAGTATAGAATGATGTAACATCACCTATATATGATGACATTTCAATAAACATAGCTCCCGGATTTGCATCTGAGAAGTCGTTATATGTGTTAGGGAAATACGTTTTAGCAAAATTAAAAAGACTATCTTTATAATCACTAAAAGTTTTATTTAAATATGATACTTTATTATCTGCCATTTTATATAAATTGTACTGTAATTTGATCTGATGTTCCTGATATAACTAGATTATATTTTACTACTATATTATAAGAATTATTATCTTCATTAGGATCTACTACTACATCAACTATATTTATCTCAGGGATAAAATAATTAACATTAGTAGTAATTAAATTTTGTATTAATGCTGATGTATCTTCTGTTATACCTTCAAATAATACTTTTTTTATATCTGCACCAAATTCAGGATTGAATACTCGTTCTCCTTTATTAGTAAGTAATAAATTAATTAAATTAGATTTAATTTGTTCTTTAGTACTATACGTTTTATTAAATGGACCAGAAGGACCATTAAAAGGAAGCGATACCCCTATTGCAATATTTTTTTGCAAGTCTAAGGGATTAACCCTGGTAGTTTGTGGTATTGGCATATTAGTCTAAATTTCTTAGTCCTGTTTTATCTGCATGACTCATATTACTAGCCGCATCATTAATAAAAGCTAAATACGGATTTACTCGTTCTCCGGTAGATTCATCTATAGCATCTATTACTGTTAATTTATTAGCTTGTGGTTGTGAGTATCCAAACGATTCTCCCATTTGTGCCATTAATGAACTACGAACATCTTGTGGTAATCCATTAGCAGGTACATTACCGCTATTAAAATTGAATGTTTTATTTTCGCTAATCTGTTGTTTGTTTTGTTTAGCTAAGGCTTCATTAATAATACTAGGTAATTCAGTGTGAATAGCCTCGGTTACTGCGTCTTTGATTAATTTTTTAAATAATGTAACGTTCATGTAAATAAATATTTAAGCTTGTAAATTTTGTTGATCTATTATTAATTTTAGTTGTTCTATTAAGTCGTTAGGATCTAATGTGAATGAATAATCACTTTGTAATACTTCCACACCGTCACGATCAATTGCTACTGCGTATTGGCGCTTAATTTTTCCCGCAACTATTTTTTGATGAGCACCTAGGTTTTCTTCAGTTTTAATAGCAAAATTAAATCCTTTATATTGTCCAAATCCAGTATTATTTCCTACTTTAGATAATAATGCTGCTACTTGTTCTTTATTTAAACTATTAGCTACTATACTATCTAATATATCTCCTATTTGCTTAAGTTTTGCTTTTAATTTTTCTAAATAATTAATTTCTTTTTGTAATACAGGATTAACTATTAATAATATCAGATTTAATAATTCAATTATAGCTTTATATTTTGCTATTTTATCTTTAATTGGGGGAGGTATTACAGGAAGAGCTTCTAATATAGAAATTATAATAGTTAATGTTGTTAATATAGTATTTAATGTATTTATTACATTTTGTATTTGTACTAATTTAGCTTCGCTTCTTTCTAATGTTCTAACTGCGTCTGCTCTTTTAACTTTTGCATTAGTAAGATAGGTTAGATTATTTGATTTATTAGCTAAAGTTATATATGCATTAGTTTGATTTACTAATCTTTCTAGTTTTTTATTATTAACAACTAAAGCTATTATTCCTTTTCCTAGTAAATATCCCATTACTGGAGCTAAAGCCTTTGAAATTTTTTTAATTGTTTCTTTTTGGGCTGCAGCCGCATTGGCTTTATTTTCCTTTTCAGCTGAAGATAATTTTGCATCAGTCTGCGTTTTTAATAATTTTTGAGCAGCAAAAGGATCATTTATATTATTAACACTAGCCATTAAGAAAGATAATTTATTTTGGAAGTTATATCCTTTATTTTAGGAATTATTTCATTTAATTTTTCACTAAGTGAAGCTCCAGCAGCATTTATATCTACTAACGGAGCGCCAGGAGGTGCTGATACAGCTGATGTTAAAGAAGCTGCTAATTTACTTAATTCAAGTAATATATCTACTAATACGTCTTGTGTAAGGCCTCCCAATAACATAGGTTGCTCAGGAAATTGATATATTGTCCCTCCTTCCACTAATGGTTGAGCTGGGCCTAATATTATTTTAGGTGCATTAATATGAACCCATTTATCAGCATTTAAATTTATTGCGTTTTTAGTATTTACTTCAACATTTGTTTTAGCAAATATCATTACCTCATCTTTTTTAGAATTTAAAGTAACTCTATCACTATTTATAATAGCTTGAGAAAAAGTATAAGTATTAGGTAATAATGGCTTTGTTATTGGATTTAAAATATCATTTTTACTTGGTAGTAAAGGTATTTTTTGTGTTGAAGTTAGATAAAGAGAAGATAGTTCTTTATTTATTTCTTCAATATTAGGATATAAAGAACCTGTATCAGTAGTTATATATCCATTAACTAATATAGTTATTGGATCTCCATTATTACCGAATTTACTCCACTCACTTATATCTGAGTGATTTGTAACGGTACTACCAAATCTAATTCCATTTCCTTTTCTACCTTGATATATTCTATCTCCTTCAAATGATAATAAATTTCTAATATCTGATTTTTCTGAGAATGTTTTGCCTAAATCTCCAGCTGATGGGGAATTTTGCTGGTTATTATTCCATATATTAATAGTACCTGTATAATATTTTTGAATTGATGTATTGTTAGTTTGAGAAGTAGGAGCTGGTGAGTCTATTAAATGTACTAATTCTCCTATTAAAGGATAATTTTGATTACTAGCATGAAATGGCTTAGCAATTTTACATTTAGTTAAATCAGTAGTATCTATATCTTTAGCTTGATCATAATCTAAATAAAATATAGTTCCTATTCCTCCCCATCCACCACTTTTATCAAATAAATCTTTTGTAGGAGTATTTTCAGTAGTAATTACACCATATACCTTACCTATTTGAGGTTTAATAATTGGTGATGGAGTAGTACGACTAGAGGCCGCTACCAAACTACCTAAATTTTCCCTTATCCTCATTTATTCTCTATTTTATGTTGGATAATCTCCGTTTGTTCAAGTAACTTATTACCTTCAATCTGTACGGCACGTTGTTCATCTAATAATAATTGTATCTCGTCTGGATTGAAGAATGCCTCTACTCCATTATTATTACTAGTTGATGCTCGTTGAGCAATACCTGCCATTTTAATTA